GCCCAAATTCTGCGTGTGCGGGTCTGGGGATCCGTCGATCGAGTCTGGGAGGTGCGTTGTGGCTGGTCGTGGACCCGCCCCGAAGGCGACCCGGACGCGCCCGACCGATCAGCGCCGGCGCGACGAGGAGACGACGACCGTCGAGGTCGACGACGAGCTGCGCGGTCCCGAGCTGCCCGACGGATTCGACTGGCCGGCGGCCACCCGCGACTGGTGGTCGACCTGGCGGCGGTCGCCGCAGGCGCAGACGTTCACGGCGACGGACTGGGACTTCCTGCTCGACACCGCGGTGCTGCACGCCGAGTACTGGGGCGGGGACCTCAAGGTCGCCGGCGAGCTGCGCCTGCGCGTGGCCAAGTTCGGTGCGACACCCGAGGACCGTGCGCGGCTCAAGCTCGAGGTGTCCAAGCCTGCCGAGCCGTCCACGGTGAAGCCGTCGCCGAGCGGCCGCGCGCGGACGGCTCGCAAGGCCCGGATCCTGAGGGTCGTCGATGGCGAAGAAGGCTGAGCCGTTCCTGTCGCTGGGCTTCGCGGCCGTCGACTGGATCGAGTACTTCTGCGTGCACGGCCCGGGCGACATCGAGGGTGAGCCGGTCGAGGTCGACGACGAGTTCGCTGCCTTCGTAGTGAAGGCCTACCAGGTGCGCGCGGGCACGGGTCGCCGGGTGAAGCGTCGCGCGGTCATCTCGCGGCCGAAGGGTCGCGCGAAGTCGGAGCTCGCGGGCTTCGTCACCGTGTTCGAGGCTCTGGGGCCTGCGCGGTTCGACCACTGGGCCGACGCGGGCGAGGTGTCGCCGTGGGGGTACGAGTACGAGCCCGGTGAGCCGGTCGGACGGCCGGTGAAGCACCCGGTGATCGCGTGCTTCGCGACCGAGCTCGGCCAGGCGGGCAACACCTACGATGTCGCGCGGTTCATCCTCGGCGAGGTCGACGGGCGGCCGCGGGTGCCGGCCATCCGCGAGCACTACGGCCGTGTCGACGCCGGCCTGACCCGCATCGTGCTGCCGGGTGGCGGCGAGGTCACGCCGGAGACGGCCGCGGACTCGTCGAAGGATGGTGGCAAGGAGACGTTCAAGGTCGACGACGAGACGCACCTGTGGGTCCTTCCCCGGATGCACTCGCTGCACCAGACCGTGAACCGCAACCTGCTCAAGCGGAAGGCGTCCGAGCCCTGGGCGCTGGAGACGACGACGATGTACGCGCCCGGTGAGGGCAGCGTCGCAGAGGGCACGCACAAGTACGCGCAGGCCGTGGCCGAGGGCCGCCTCAAGGACGACCTGCTGCTGTTCGACCACCGCGAGGCCGCGGCGAAGTGGAAGGCGACGAACAAGCGCGACCGCGTCGCCGGCCTCCGCGAGGTGTACGGCCCGGCCGCCGGGTGGATGGACCTCGAGGCGATCGCCGCTTCCTACGACGACCCGCAGACGCGAGACGCCGAGTGGCAGCGGTACTGGTTCAACCGGCCGGTGTCCCTGCAGGGCGGCTGGCTCGACCAGGCGCTCTGGGACGAGGCGAACGCGCATCGGCCGATCCCGGACGGCGCCGAGGTCGTGCTCTCCCTCGATGGCTCGTACAACGGCGACTGCACGGCGCTGGTCGCCGTGCAGGTGGGCGTCCCGCTGCACGTTGACGTCGCCGGACTGTGGGAGCGGGCCGCGCACGATCGCGACTGGACGGTCCCGGTGCTCGACGTCGAGCGGGAGATCCGTGCGGCGTGCCTGACGTGGCGCGTGGTCGAGGTCTGCGCCGACCCGTTCCGCTGGCAGCGCTCGCTCGAGGTCCTGGCCGCCGACGGTGTCCCCGTCGAGGTGTTCCCGCAGTCCTCGCAACGCATGACGCCGGCGACCTCGAGGGTGACTGACCTGCTCGCCTCGAAGGCACTGACCCACAGCGGGAACGCTGCGCTGACGCGGCACGTGTCCAACGCCGTCCTCAAGGTCGACTCCCGGGGACAGCGGCTCTACAAGGAGCACAAGGGCTCCGACCGCAAGATCGACCTCGCCGTGGCGATGGTGATGGGCGTGGATCGGGCCACCTGGTGGAGCGAGAACAGCGCCAGCTACGACGTCGCCGCGTCCCTCTACTGACTCGAAGGGCTGTCATGCGCGACTTGATCACGACCGCCTTCGAGATCGCCGGCCTGTTGGTCCTCGCGGTCGGCCTCGGCCTGGCCGCGGCCTCGATCTCGCCGCCACTGGGCGTCCTCACGACCGGTGCCGCCCTGCTCGGGGCGGCGTGGATGACCTCGCGTGAGCCGCGGGCCGACAAGCAGGAGACGCCGTGAGCCTGCTGTTCGGTCGCCAGAAGCGAGTCGCCGACCTCGCCGCCCTCCAGCTGGCGCTCTACGGCCGCAACCGCATCACGGGCAAGGTCGGGTCGATCCACGTGACACCCGACACGGCGCTGCGGCACTCGGCGGTGTGGGCATGCCTGCGGCTGCGCGCCGACCTGGTGTCGACGATGCCGATCGACGTCTACCGCCGCGTCAACGGCGCCCAGCTCGAGATGCCGAAGCCGCCGGTGCTGGTGTCGCCGGGCGGCGACCGCATGCTGATCCAGGAGTGGATGTACTCCACGCAGTTCGACCTCGACCGCCTGGGCAACACCATCGGCATCATCACCGAGCGCGACGGCCAGAACCTGCCCAAGCGCATTGACCTCGTGTCGATGGACGACGTGACCGTGCGGGGCAGCTACAGCGACATCCTCGAGTACCGGATCCGGGGCAAGCAGTACGACCCCGAGCACATCTGGCACGAGAAGCAGTTCACCGTCGCCGGCCTGCCCGTGGGCCTCTCGCCGATCGCCTACGCCGCGTGGTCGATCGGCGGCTACCTGTCGGCGCAGAAGTTCGCCAACGACTGGTTCGGCAATGGCGCGCAGCACTCCGGCGTGCTCAAGAACGTCACGAAGCAGACGCTGACGCCGGAGGAGTCCGACGTCGCGAAGACGCGCTACCGCGAGGCCGTCGCCGACCGCGACATCTTCGTGACCGGCAAGGACTGGGAGTTCGCCTTCGCGAACACCGCCGGCACGCAGGCCTCGTTCATCGAGGAGAAGCAGTACGGCATCAGCGACCTGGCCCGGTTTCTGGGCGTCCCCGGCGACATGATCGACGCGGCGACGAGCAAGGGCTCGATCACCTACGCCAACGTCACCCAGCGCAACCTGCAACTGCTCATCATGAACATCGGCCCGGCCATCGTGCGCCGCGAGGCCGCACTGTCGACGATCCTGCCGCAGCCGCGCTACGTGAAGCTCAACACCGACGCGATCCTGCGCATGGACCCGGCCGCCGTGGTCACGTCGCTCGCCGCGCAGATCGAAGGCCGCTTCCTCGCCCCGTCCGAGGCCCGCGAGATCCAGAACCGCCCGCCGTTCACCCCCGAGCAGGAGGCGGAGTTCGACCGCCTGTTCCCCAGCCGCTCCTCGAGCACCGCCCCGACCGGAGGCCCGTCGTGACCATCACCATCGCTGCGGTCGAGCAGCGCCTTGAGCGGGCTCTCACCGACCCTGAGCGCACTTCGCTCGCCGTCATTCTCGGTTCCCTGTCGGTCGTCGACGACGGCCTGGACGACGCGCTCGAGGCGCTGGCCGCCCTGCTCGGCGTCGAGAACCCCGACGCGGAGGACGACATGGAGGAGATGGCGTCGCTCGCGCTCAAGGACGCCGCCAAGACCCGCGCACAGCAGGTCCGGCAGGCCACCGACCGGCCCCGGCAGCGCCGCAGCGGCACGGAGTCCGACAGCACCGCCACGGTGCGCGTCGCACTGCGATCCGTGCAGTGTCGCGCAGCCGACGGCGAGGGTGCCGGCAACGTGATCACCGGGTACGCGTCGGTCACCGAGGCGCCCTACGTCATGTACGACTTCTTCGGCCCGTACACCGAGATCGTGTCGCGCGGCGCCTTCGAGGCGACCCTGTCGGCCTCGCCGCTGGTCGAGTTCACGATCAACCACGGCGCCGGCGGCGGCATCCCGATGGCACACACCCGCAACGGCACCCTGGTGCTGTCCGAGGACGAGACCGGCCTGCGGTTCGAGGCCACCGTCGACCCGGCACGCGCCGACGTCGCCACCGTCCTGCTCGCCCTCGAGCGCCAGGATCTGGCCGAGGCGTCGTTCAAGTTCCGGATCGACTCCGGCCAGTGGTCCCCGGACTACGAGGAGTTCCGGATCAACGCCGTCGACCTCGACCGCGGGGACGTGTCGGCCGTCAACTTCGGCGCGAACCCGGCCGCGAGCTCCGGCGTGCGACAGACGTCGTCGCTGGAGCGGGCGCCGCAGCCGCCGCGCGACCTTCGCGCGGCGCTGCTCGACCTCGCCCTCGCCGACGTCTGACCAACCCCACCAATTCCCGCCTGCCCATCCGGGCGCGCGGGTCAAGGCCATGCCCTCGCCCGCGCGCGCCATGTGCTCGCCCGGCTGACAGACGCAGGCCGCTTCCGGCACGACCCCAACCCCCACCCGAACAGGAGTTCGAGATGACTCTCGAGCAGATGCTCGCACGGGCGCAGGAGCGGCAGACGTCCCTTCTCGCCACCCGCAAGACCCACACCGACAAGCTCACCGCCATGCGCGGTGCGCTCGACACCGACACGACCATCACGGTCGAGACCATCGACGCCGAGATCAAGGCCCGCGCGGCCGTCGACGCCGACATCGAGACCGTGCGCGGCGAGATCGCCGGCTACGAGGCCGAGATCGCCCGCGAGGCTGAGATCGCCGAGCTGTCGAAGCGCACCGCCCCCGGCGCCGACAAGCCGGCCTACGACAAGGTCGCGCGCGTCGGCTCCGAGGAGCGCACCTACGCGATCCACAAGGAGCGCGGCTTCGACCAGGGCACCGGCAAGCTCCGCGCCGGCGTCAAGGCTGGCGCGGAGTTCGAGCGTGACATGGCCGCCGCGTTCTTCGGCGACTACTCCGCGCAGGAGCGCCTCGCCCGCCACCAGGCGGAGGAGCGCGTCGAGCGCGCCGAGTACTTCGAGCGCGCCGCCGGCACCGGTGCGTTCGCCGGCCTCACGGTCCCGCAGTACCTGACCGACCTCTACGCGCCCGCGGTGGCCGCGATGCGCCCGTTCGCGGACGCCTGCAACCACCACGAGCTGCCCGAGTCGGGCATGACCGTGAACCTGTCGCGCATCACGACCGCCACGTCGGTCGCGCTGCAGGCCTCGGAGAACTCGGGCGTGTCGGAGACCAACATCGACGACACGCTGCTCACGATCAACGTGCAGACCAACGCGGGCCAGCAGACGCTGTCCCGCCAGGCCATCGAACGCGGCACCGGCACCGAGGCCGTCGTCATGGACGACCTGTTCCGCCGCTACGCCACCACGCTCGACAGCACGCTGATCAACCAGGCGACGACCGGCCTGGCCGCGTCGTCCACGGTGATCGCCTACACCTCGGCCACGCCGAAGGTCGTCGAGCTCTACCCGATCATCATCTCGGCGCAGGCCGCGGTCGAGGCAGCGATGCTCGACCAGGCCTCCGGCGAGACGATCACGATCATGCACTCGCGTCGCTGGTACTGGCTGCAGAACGGCCTGTCCGCGACGTGGCCGCTGATCAGCCAGCCCGGTGTCGCCGCGCAGATGCTCGGCGCGAACTACGACACCGTGTACGGCACCGGCGTGCGCGGCGTGCTGCCCAACGGCTCGCCGGTCATCGTCGACAACAACGTCACCACGGCCGGCCTCGCCGGTGCGACCACCGGTGGCACCCAGGACCACGTGTACGTGCTCGACCGTCGCGAGGCCCACCTCTGGGAGGACCCCAACGCCCCGCTCTTTATCCGGGCGGAGCAGCCCGCGGTGGCCTCACTTGGTGTCCTTTTTGTCCTTTATGGTTATTTCGCCGCAACTTTCAGCAGGTATTCCCAGGCCCAGCTGATCAGCGGAACCGGCACTGTCACTCCGGCATTCACGGGGGTCTAGTCCCGAACGCTCCACCCGGCGCCAATCGGCGCTATGGATCAAGGAATCCCCGGCTCGCTACCGGGGCCAGCGAGGGCGCGTGTCTCCAGGCACGCGCCCTCGCGCATCCCCTGGAGAATCGCATGGAGAAGCCCTGTGCCCGCTGCGGTATCAATCCCCGCAACAGCACGCTGAAGTCCTACTGCGTCGAGTGCAAGGTCGCTCTATCGCGTGAGTCTCGGGCGAGATGTGGCGGCAAGAGGCCGCAGGCGAACTGCTCCCGGTGCGGCGGCGAGCGGGGGCCGAGCAGGCACCCGACCTACTGCAAGCCGTGCCTATTGATCTGGCGCGAGGAGCGCAAGTTGCGCCCCTGTGCCCGGTGCGGTCGCCCTAAGGATCCGAGCAACGCGACACAGCCGTCCTACTGCTACGACTGTCAGCGGGAGCGCTGGCTGCTCAAGAAGTACGGACTCACCACTGATGCGTTCACGGCCATGCTCGACTCGCAAGGCGGCGTCTGCGCCATCTGCGGGAAGCCTCAGGATGAGCGCTCCTGGCACGTCGACCACGACCACGCGACTGGTGCCGTCCGCGGCATCCTCTGCGCTCCCTGCAACCTCGGCCTCGGCCACTTCGCCGATGACCTCGAGGTGATGCGCGGAGCCATCGCCTATCTCGAAGCCAACTCGTCCGCATCTCCCAGGAGAACCGCATGACCATCGACGCCGGTCCCCACGCCACGCCCGACCAGGTCCGCGCTGCAGAGAAGCGGGCCGCTGCAGCTGCTGCCGCGCGCTCCGAGGACGCGGTCGAGTCGTCGGAGGACGCCCCGCGCCGCTCCGCGCCGAAGGGTCGTCGGTCGTCGGCGTCCGAGACGGCCTGACCCGTGGCTCTCGTCTTCTCCGACCGCGTGAAGGAGACCACGACCTCCACCGGCACGGGTCCGCTGACCCTGGCCGGTGCGGTCGCGGGGTTCCGCGCGTTCTCGTCGGTGTGCGCGGACGGTGACACGGCGTACTACGTCGTGACCGATGGCACGTCGTGGGAGGTCGGTCTGGGGACGTTCGCGGCGGGTGTCCTGACGCGGACCACGGTGCTGTCGTCGTCGAACGGTGGGTCGGCGGTGGCGTTGAACCCGGGGTCGAAGGACGTCTGGATCGACGTCCCAGCGGCGGTCGTCAGTGGCCTGGTCCCGACCTTCGGCGTCGGCTCCCCAGTCGACCCGGGCACGCTCCCCGGCCAGGTCTACTACGACACCGACGCTGGCAACCTGCCCTACTTCTGGGACGGCTCGGCCTGGCAGATCGACCCGGTACTGCAGACCGCCAATGCAGTAGGCGCCACGGTCGGAGCGTTGGCGGGGAAGGTCACCCCGCAGGTCGCCACCGGCAACCCGAACCTCAACGGAACCCCCACCGACGGCTCCATCTTCTTCTACTACGACAACACGACGTCGCCCTACGTCGCCTGGGTGTTCGACATCGGCCTCGGAGCCTGGGCGCAGGTCGCCTGACCGGACGGGGTGAGCGATGCTCGGCCACTCCGCGCTCTCCGAGACACCGATCTGCGCGCTCCCCGACGCGACCCCGGCACCATCCGGTCCTCCCGGCGGCCGGTCCACCTCGAGCGCCACCCCGGCCACCGCGGGCGCGTTCGCCACGGCAGCCGCCCGTACCGGCACCAGCCTTGCCCCCCGACCCGCCATCGGCTCCCTGGCGCCCGTGGCGGCCAGGGGCGGTGCGACGGGCGCTCCGGTTGCGAGAGCCGACGCAGGGACGCCCAGCGCCCCGGCAGCGGGTATCGCAGACCCGGCCCGGCCGCGCGCCGGGTCGCAGACCACCGGAGCGCGCTCCGACTCCACCACCCCACCGACCGCGAGAGCAGGTGCCGCGACGTGACCACCTACGAGGTCGGGCAGACGGCGACCGTGCGGCTGCGCGTCACGTCCGACGGAACCACGCTCGCCGACCTCGGCTCCCTCCCGACCTGCACCGTCACCAAGCCTGACGGAGGCACGACCGCGGCCACCGTCACCAAGCCCGGCGCGACGACGGGCCTCTACGACGGAGCCCTGGTCACCGCGCAGGCCGGACGTCACCGCTTCACCTTCACCGGCAGCGGCACGAACTCCGGCGGCCTGCCCTACACCGAGGTCGTCGACGTCTGGCCCGCGGACCCCCGGTTCATCATCGGCCTGGCCGACGCGCGCGCCGCCATCAACGAGATCACCGGCACCGCCGACGACGACGAGCTCCGCCTCTACATGGCGGCCGTCACGCCGGTCATCGAGGACATCGTCGGCCCCGTGCTCGGCGCCTCCAAGGTGTGGCCGGCCGACGGCGGCAAGGAAGCCATCCTCATCCCGCACGAGATCGACTCGAT